CAACAGCTACTTTAGGAAACGCAACAATAACATTAGGCTCAACAACGTCTAGTGTTGGCAACTTAACTCTTTCTAACGTAACAATTACAAGCGGTAACGTAACAATTAACGCTGGTACACAAAACGTACAAACAATCAATCACACTGCTACAACTAACGCCAATGCCACAATGTCAACGGCTAGTATCCCGCTTGTACCGCAAGGATATATGCTGTTTGACTTGAATGGCACTGTCGTGAAAGTGCCTTATTACGCTCAATAAAACATGGAATTACAACAACTATTTGATATTGTCGTAACGACTGCAGCTTTCTTAGCTGGATGGGTACTAAACAACATAACCAAAGCTATAGAACGTTTGGACGCAGATGTTCGTGATATGCCAAAAGATTATGTGACAAAAGAAGACTATCACAGAGATATTGACGAGATTAAAGATATTTGTAAACAGATTTTCAACAAGTTAGATAACAAAGCAGATAAGGCAGGGTAAATCTATCAATCAAGACGACTTAGCCTACGTAGAATTTGGGGATGTCCAAGGTCTCGGTAGGCTTGCGTTTGAAAACTATTTGCAACATCAGTTATTCTTTCAGACTTTGAATAGAAAAGGAATACAGACTCCTTTCTATCCTATTGGAGACATAGACCCGTCTAACATTGATGACTGGCTACTTCTACACAATCAAATGCACGAGTCATTAGCGTCTATTTTGAGGCTTGACAATCCGTTTCAGTTGCTAGATGCTGACTTTAACGTTGAAGACGACTTTTATGACTGGCTAGGTGTCCACCAAGACATTCATCAACAGATAGCGCAAGCATTAGGAGTCGTGTAATGGATGACCAACAAAAAGTACAGCAAGTTACGCAAGCAATACAACAGGCTATTCAAGAAGGTGGGGTAAACCCTCAAGTAATAGTACAGTTTGGCAATATGGCAGAACAGGCCATAAAAGACAAAGCGTTGTACCCTATGTTTATCAAACAACTAGAAAATTACAAGCTAATAGACCCAGGAGAACTAGGTCAGTCTATTAACTATCATGCTTTATCAATGTTTGTTTTGATGGGCAAGATTGCTCAAAAAATGGCAGGAGGTGTAGCATGAGTTGGTGGAGTCAAAAAGTACAACCTGTTTTACAAAAAGCTGAACCTTTTATTCCTGTTGTTGTTGCTATCTTAGCTCCAGAGGCAGCTCCCGCTATTGGTGCTTCTTTAGGTTTTACGGGTACTGCTGCTGCAGTTGCAGGAGGTGCTGTTGTTAGCGCTGGTACGGCTGCTGCTGAAGGCGCAAACGCCACGCAAATTGGACAAGCTGCAGTTAGTGGGGGTGTAGGCTCTGGCGTAGGCTCTGCTGTGGGCGGAGGTATTGCGGGAGCTACCGCGGGAGGTGCTGCTGCAGGAGGAACACAGGCTGCACAAACAGGACAAAATGTTGCTCAAGGAGCAGCTAAGGGAGCTGTAATTGGGGGAGGTTCTGCTGCTGCTGCCGATTCTGTAAGTTCAGCGTTGTCTCCTGGACCAATGTCGGGAACGGGGCTACCAACTCCCACTAGCGCTTTACCTCAAGTTAGTACACTTGAAAGTGCTCCTACAAGTACAGAAGGATTAAAAATACCTTCTAGCGTTTTAACGGGAGAAACGGTTGCTCCTGCTGAACCGCAAGCTCCAGGTTTACAGTACACACTATCGCCTACAGTATTCACCCCTGGAGGTGTTGACTACGGATTTACTCAGGCCACGCCAACAGATACACTAACGTCTACGCCACAAACAACGCCAGGACTGTCGCCAGAAGCCCAGACGGCTTTGCAATCTGTTTTTGGTTACGGGTTGAATCTTGCGCTTTCTCCCAAGAAGACGGGTACAGGAAAAGTAGGCGCAAGTACAACTGGCGTAGCATCATCTGGCGGTACAACAGGTACAACATCTTCAACAGAAGGCGGTTCACCTGGTGGCACTGAACTAGACCCTAGCACGGGTAAAGCACCAGAGTTGGCATGGGGCGATAAATATACATCATTGAAGGAAGGCTTAAACGTATGAGTGCAATTAGAAAAATGACAGGCATGGGCGGAGATGTTCGCCAGATTGCTAAATTGCTTCAAGCAAAAGCTCCTCCTGGGCACAAACTTGCCTTCATCAATGAAGAAGAAGCTGCACTTTTAAAAGCTAGAGGGGGTTCTGGGCGTATTACTCCAGAGGGTATTCCGTCTTATGAATTAGACGAGAGTTTGCAAATTGCTGGGGCATCTCCTGCTACAGAAACCGCTACTACAGCACCTGTTTCAACGCCTGATATTCAGTCAGCTTCTCTTGCTCCTGTGTCAAATACAGGAGATATTAGCGCCCCAACATCTTTGTCAACCGACTATAGTATTGCCCCACAAGCAGCGGGTGTACCTTATAACGCACCAATAACTTCTGGTTTCTCTCCGTCAACAGACTATTCTTTGACTCCCTCTGGAACAACATTTACTCCAGGTGGCGCAGCCGTTGGTCAAACCTCTGACGCTAGTGCGCCTCAACTTGGTGAAGCTGGGGGTCAACCTATAGCAGCTACTCCTACTGCTCCAGATAAATCTTTTGGTCAAAAAGCAATAGATTATCTTTCTCAGCCTAAGACTTTGGCTGCTCTTGGCATTGGCGGTACACAGGCTATCTTGGGTGCTAACGCAGTCCGTAAAGCTCAAAATGATGCAGCTCAGGCTAAACAACAGTTGCAAGCTATGGCTGCACCTTATCAGCAACAAGGTCAGCAGTTACAACAGTTGGCTAACCAAGGTCAGCTCACTCCTGCTAACCAGCAGACTCTACAGGCTGCACGTGCACAGTTGGCACAAGGAGCTGAAGCTAGAGGTGGTGTGGGCGCAGCTCAGGCAGCTACTCAAATAGCTAATTTGACTCAGAGTTTGTTGGCTAACCAAATGAACATGGGTATTCAGTTGCAAGGCGTTGGCGACAAGATTGCTCAAGGCGCTATTCAGACAGGCATCCAAGCTGACCAATACATCAATCAGCTTACTTCTAGTTATGCTCAGAACATCGCTAGAACGGTTGCAGGAGCTACTGGATTGCCAGGTCAGTCTCAGACTACAACCACAACAACAACAGCATAAGGGGTAGACATGGCTGAAACACTATCAGACATCATGGGCATAAAAGACCCGTTTGCTCAAAACGTTCTTAAAGCATCAAAAGCCAAGGGCGAAGTTGAAGCTGCAGAAAAACAAGAAAAGGTTTATGGTCAGCAAGAATTGGCAAAAGCTGAAGCAGAAACCACAAAGAAATTTGCAGAAGAACGTGAGCCTAAAGAGTTAAAAGAAAAGTACGAAAAAACTGTTGACGAGTTAGGCAAGCCTTTTATTCCTACGCAACAGACTGCTGGGGATTTAGGCACTATCTTTGCCATGACCAACATTCTTGGTTTCTTGATTGGTGGTGGGGCTAAAGGTTCTGCTCAAGCTGCTTTGTCTGCCCAAAACGGGATGCTAGAAGGCTATCAAAAAGGCCAACAAGATGTATACAAAAAACAAAAAGACATCTTTGACGAAAATCAAAAGGCTCTTAGTAAAGCCGTAGAAGGTCTGAGAGACGAGCTTAAACGTGCTGCCGAGACTGCCTCTGTCAACAAAGAACTAGGATTAGCTCAAGCTAGACAGGCTATTGCTAACCATCAAGCTAAACAAATGGGTGAGTATTTAGACAAAATGGGTGTTGCAGCCACCTATGAGTTGTCTGAAAAGGCTTGGCAAATCAACGAAAAGCTAAAAGCCGAAAAACGAGCGGAAGAAGACCGTGCAGAAAGACGTGCTCACGAAAGAGAAATAGAACGTCAAGGTCGTGAACGTCTTGATATGGAGCGTCAAAAACTTAAAGGGTTTGATGACGTTGCTCAATATCTTGACTCAAAAGGAATTCACATTGCCGACAAAGCTCAAAGGGCTGCGGTTCAAAGTGCAGTCAGTTCTATGGGAGAACTTAAAGACTTAAAAGATGAAGTCGCAAAAAATCCTAATTTGGTAGGTAGGCAAGGACAAATACGTCAATTTACTGACAAATATTTAAAATCAATGCAGCCAGGTGGTCAGCCTTTTGATGAATCATCCGTGCCTCCCGCAGACCAAGAAGCATTGTTATTTGCAAAAAAATACGCTTCTATGCTAACTAGATATGAACAAGGATTAGCGGGTTCTGGCCGTTCAGGTTCTACTGTTGCTTTCCAAAAACGATATAACGATTTGTTGTCTCAGAATCAATTTAATGCTGCGTCTATCAATCAATTATTTGATGATATGCAACTTGAAATGGCAAGAACAGCGGGGAAAGCTAGTCCAAAATTAACTTTTGGAATTATGGACGAGATGGCAAATGATATGAGAGGAAGAATCAATCCTCAAGCCACTACTCAACAATCTAAACGTCCATCTAATGCGCCAGAAACAGCTAAACAAGCTCCTGATAAAAATTGGTATAGTTTGACAGACCCATCAAAGCCATGGAACAAAGATACCAATCCTTATATTAACTGGGGACAATAATGGCTGGTGAAAAAGTATCTTATGACCCTTTTACAACCGTTGAATCAACTGGCGGTCAAACGGTTTCTCACGACCCTTTTGCGCCTAAGCAAAGTGAAACTCCAATATCAGATGTTGTTCGTCCTGTTACGGATGTTGGAAATAGAGCTTTAGTCGCGGGAACTTTAGGTGCTCCTGTTGATTTAGCAACAATGGCGCTAAGACCATTTGGATATAAAGAAGAAAAACCTACGGGCGGTTCTGAATGGATTGGTCAAAAAATGCAAGATTTAGGTCTTGTTACTCCAGAAAGAAGACCTGTTGCGGAAACATTAACTCAACTTGCTCCGTCTATTGTTACAGGGGGAGCTGGTGCAGCCAAGGGAGCTGTCAACTTAGCAAAAAAAGCCAAAGATTATTACGCCTTATCAAAAGGAACAGAAGCTGAACGGTTGGCAAACGCATTAAAAACAAATTTGTCTGGCAAGGCTGAAGACGTGATATTAGGAGCTGAAAAAGCAATGGAAGCTCCTAAATCTAAATTGGCTGCCGTTGGTAAAGCCCAAGAACAATTAGGTGGTAGGGAATCTGTTGCTACAGCTCGTCAAACGGCTAGAGAGCAAGAGGTTAGCAATTCCCTTGACAAACTTAGCCCTCAAAAAACTGTTTTAGCAGAAGATGTTGGGGCGGTTATTCAGCCAGAAGGACAGAAAAACCTTCAAGCATTAAAAGGCACTCGCCAACAAGAATCAATAACCAAATTAAAAGAACCCGCTTTTGAAGCAGCTAGGAATAGAGAGGCTAGTGGAGATTTTATTGCCACAAATCCCAAAAGCGCTGAAGAATTTAATAAAGTTATGGGAGAAATTGAAACTCAAATTAGTCGGTTGCCAGAACCTTATCGAAGTGATTTGTCAAAAAGGTATTCTGCTATTAGAGGAGAAGAAATACCTTTAGATAAAGGAGAGTGGGCTGTTGAACAATTAAGAGCTTCAATAGAAGGCCGTGAACCAAAGACAACAAAATTCCAGCCAATGACTCTTGACCAAGCAGAATTTATGCGTAGGTTGTTAGAGAAAGAAGACTTGTCCTCAGTTACTGGGTTTAGAGCTGGAGAAGCATCTCGCATGAAAGACCTGGCTGTTGAGCTTCGTAAAGCAATGAACGCTTACGAACCGAGGGTAGGAGAATATATTAACAAATACAAAGAATTGTCAGAACCTATTGCGAGAGCAACGGTAGGTAGAGGAAAAGCATTAACAGATATGGAAATACAAGCAGAAGAAAATGCTTTATTTTCCTCTGATAAAAAGTCTGCATCAAATTACTTTTTAGATGGCAGCCAAGAAAAAGCTCAAAGATTATTAGATTTGGTTGGCGGTAAAAAACAAGAACTGGTTAATTCTGTTCGTGGTTTTTTTAGAACAAAAATGGAAAATATGTCTGCTAGTCAGGCAAACCAATTTGTCAGAGACAATGAAGGATTCCTTAGGGTATTCCCTGAACTAAGAAATCCAATGGAAAGCGTTGTCAGGTCAAAACAAACTGCTGAAACTGCTGGAGTTGCTGCGGAGAAAAGAGCAGCGTCTGCTGCCACAAGATTATCTGGTGAAGCCAAAACAGCAGAAGCAGCAATTAAACCTCAAGAAAAGATAGCGGAGAAGTTTAGGATTTATCAGAGTCAACTTAGCACTTTGACTCCAAAAGATTCAGTGTCAAAAGCCAAAGAGTTAATTGATGGATTGAGAAAAGATAAATTGATTGACGATACTCACTATCGTGACTTATTAACTAAAGTTGAAAGAATAAAAAATGAATACGGTGATAGTGCTAAGGCTGCTCAAAACGTTCAATTATTGCTTCGTAAAGAATTGATTTACGGAGGATTAAGCAGTCTTGGAATTGGAGGCGGATTAGGTGTAGGCGCTTATTACGGTTTAAAAGCTCTAGGAGAATAGTTATGCCATTACGTAAAGGAAAATCCCGTGAAGTCATTTCAGAAAACATTAGCAAACTCACAAAAGAAGGTGGTCGCCCCAGGAAGCAAATTATTGCTATCGCTTTGTCAACGGCTCGTAAGCCCAAAAAATCAGCCAAAAGAAAGGCTAAAAGATGAGCGACAAAAAACCTAATCTATCTGTTGGCAGGGGCGAGAAACAGTCTGTTGCAGCTGGTGGTGGACTCACCGCTAAAGGCAGGGCTAAGTACAACCGTGCCACAGGAAGCAATTTGAAAGCGCCTCAGAAGTCTGGTCCACGCCACAAATCCTTTTGCGCCAGGTCTAAAAGCTGGAAGGGAACTAGGGGCAAGGCAGCTAGACGTAGATGGGGTTGCAGATGAGCAAGAAAAAAGACAAGGGTATAAGCCCAGCACTAGAGAAAGCCATTGCAGACTTGCTAACCTCTACCATGCTTGACCCAACCGCTTCACTAACTGACAAAACCAAAATAATTGACCGTGCTCTGAAACTGGAGGCTTTGAAAGCAAAAGTGTCGGATGATGAATACGGTTCAGGGTTCTTTGACCACGCAGACGAGGAAGACGATAAGGATATATGATAATATGATTACCTTTAAACATTCAGGGGGTAATCATGGATTCAGTAACTTTAATTCGTCTAGCGTTAGAAGTCATCTCAGACCGATTGATAACGATATTGGCGTTGTCGATGAGTTGCGGACTGGCTTGCTACACAATGTGGGCGGGGGATTGGACAAGAGTCGCAACTTTGAGTATATTCGTACTATTCAGTTACCTAGTCGTAACCAACAAGGAGAGAAGTAATGCCAAGCAACAACCGAAATATCAACCCGATGAGTCCGAGTGACGCTTATGAGAATAGCCACATGGCTAACTCTAAGCACCAGAGACCTCATGAGGTTAACCAGCAGATAGCCAAGTCTACACGCCCACAGTTGCCACGAGATGGCTCTATTGGTCAAGAGCGCTGGACTCCAGGTCAGTTGCCTAAAGGTGGCTTCCGTTCTGTCTTTGACTTCTCTGGTACGCCTACTTACAACACTAAGAAATCACCTACATCTGGTGGCGGTAAGAAGGTGTACTAATGGCTAATAATATTCCTTTTCAGCCCATGGGGCCGACCGTAAAGGTTTTGGTCAATGGCGCTGCCAATACACAATCTAACGTATTTACCATCACGGCTACCAGTCCTTGCCAACAATTCTATTTGGCAAACTCTGATACCAATGCTGCGGTATATGTACAGATAAGTGCGTCTAATTCTTTTAATGTCTCATTGCCAGATACAGGTCCTTCTAATGTAATTACTTTACCGCCCTATTCTTATAAGGTTGTAACGTGGTTACAAGTAGGTCCGACTGCTAACGTCTATGCCAAGGTTATTGGAGACGCAGCAAACGCATCTGTTTATGTTTGCCCTGGTGAGGGGTTCTAAATAGACCCGTTTACGTTGGCGATGATGGCGTTCTCTGCTGTAAAAAGCGGAGTGGCTGCCTATAAGGAAATCAAGCAAACAGGCGGTGAGGTTGTTGGTATAGTAAATGAGCTGAGTGGTGCACTTGGCTCTTTTTTTGACCATCAAGACAAGGCTAAGAAGGCAGACGCAGAGCTGAAGAAAAATCCGCCCAAGGGTAAGTCACTGCAATCCATAGCTCTAGAAAATGTGTTGCGTAAAAAGCAACTAGAACAGGCTGAGTACGATTTAAGGCAAATGCTTGTCTACGAGTCACCTCCTGAGCTAGGTTCGGTCTGGACAGAGTTTGAAGCAGAGAGAACCAGGCTAGTAAAAGAGCAAGAGGCGCTGGACAAAGCTCAAAAAAAAAGGAATTGCTCGAATCACACGAAAGGCGTATACGAGCAGGAAACGTCAAAGTGGGAGTTGCAATCTGTATTGCTGTTTTCGTTGTTGCGTTTACCATTGGCGGTTTGATGTACCAGATACACATTTGGACAGAGGAACGCAAGAGAGAAGAACGTTGGTATATTGAGTTTCACAGGAAATTCGAAGAAAATAGCAAAGAGATAGAGTGTTACAACCTGTTTAGAGAGACAGGATATTTACCCAAATACTGTAAGGATTGATATGGATTGGCTAAAAACGATTGCACCAACTATTGCCACCGCTCTTGGTGGACCATTCGGAGGATTAGCGTATGAAGCAGTTTCAAAGGTTCTTGGAGTTTCTCAAGACGATGCAAAAAAAATGCTTGACGATGGCAAACTCACTTCTGAGCAAATTGCAAGCGTTCAGCAAGCGGAAATAGCGCTCAAGGCTAAGGCTCAAGAGCTGGGATTAGACTTTGAACAGTTGGCGGTGGCTGACCGAAAGTCCGCAAGGGAGATGCAAACAAATACGCACTCCTTTATTCCTCCCGTCCTTGCTATTATGGTCACCATCGGGTTTTTTGGCATCTTATACGGATTGATGACCGAGCAGTTCAAAACGTCAGACGCTCTCCTCCTTATGCTAGGTAGCCTAGGCACAGCATGGACAGGTGTCATTGCCTTTTACTTCGGTAGCTCTGCTGGTTCACAAGCCAAGGACGCTATGCTTCACAAATCAACACCTACGGACCAAGTCAAATGATTAACTCACGCTCACTAGATGAACTACTCCCAGAAGTCAAAGCCAAAGTCGAACAATTCATCTCCTTATGCAAGGATGCTGGAATTGAACTGCTCATTACATCCACTTATAGAGACAATGAAAGCCAAGCTGCTTTGTATGCTCAGGGCAGAACTTCTCCAGGAAATATTGTTACGAACGCTGGACCTGGTGAGTCTTATCACAACTATCGTTGTGCTGTGGACGTTGTGCCTTTGGTTAATGGCAAGCCTGATTGGGATGGAAGCCACCCAGTTTGGGCAACTGTTGGGGCGCTTGGTGAGCAGTCTGGTTTAGATTGGGCAGGGAAATGGGTGCACTTTAAAGAGCTTGCGCATTTCCAATACACGGGCGGGTTAACCATTGCTCAATTAAAAGAAGGCGTTGCCATAGCCTAAAAAATCCTAAAACGGATTTGGCCTCCCCGCCACCAAGAAAAATCGATTTTCCTAAATCGGTACACAAACCATGTTGAGAGGGTCTGCCACTATAAACTGGTAGCCTTCTCCTACGGCCTCTGCAATGGCTTGCACACCAACAATATGATGCTCGACCCATAAGATGGGTTTAAACGTTTTTATGGTGTTTTTAGAGCCTTTTATAGCCTGTATTTCAAAGCCTTCTACGTCAATCTTGATAAAGTCGCATCTAGGCAAATCCATAGCGTCAATCGTTATTCCTCTTACCATTGAATTACGCATAAATGTGTTTTCTTGGATTTCCCCAGGCTGAACTTGAACCGTACCGTAGTCCATCTTCATGCTGTAATCAATAATTGGCAAAACCAAATATTGAGCGCAATCTGAAATTGCTGCATTGTGAACATAAACATTAGATAGGTCGTTGAGCGCTATAGAACCGCATAGTGCGTTATAGATAATTCTTTGTGGTTCAAACGCAATAATCGAAACATCTTTACGCCTTTGAGCAACAGGAATACTGAAAAGCCCAATATTTGCACCCGCATCAATAATTATTGCACCAGGTGTCAATTTATCGACAAATTGGAAGATGTTTTGTAGCTCTGACTCTATGTGAGTGCGCCCCGTCTTGGCGAGAGCATCTATTTGAAAATCACAGTTTCTGTTGACTATGATTTTCCCGTAAATAGACTCTACAACGGTAAAGTGGTTAATCATGGTGCTGGTGTGAGTCCACCCTCAAATAAGTAACTACCAAAATGACCTAACTGTGCCCAGGGTGCTGCCCAGACCTTAAGCCCTGCCTCTCTAGCCTTCCAGCAGAAGAAATAATCCTCTGAGAGCAGTCTTTCTGTACCTGGCTCTATAGCACAAGCAAAATACTCGGTAATGCGGTCGTTAGAGATGCCTCCGTCTAAGAACAGTACGTCATTGTTGTAACTGTTAACAACAGACTTCATCGTCTCAAAGGTAGACCTCTTAATGAGCATAAACCCTGTACCACCGTTAAATATCTCTACAGGCTCACTGACGGGAACAGTTACGCTACCAGCATAGTCCTTTAAATTGACTACAACGCTTGCTGTGCGTGTTTTTAGCCTGTCGGTAGGCACACCCTCCTTGACGGCCTTCTCGACCTCTACCCAGTTAATTTCCTTCTTAGGATAGATACCGCAAATGATGTCCTTATCGGCTTCAATCATCTTGATGATGTCCTGCGGATTGAACTTAATATCTGCATCTATGAACATCAAGTGCGTGCACTCGGGGCGCTGCATAAACCCGTGAGCAAGTGCGTTACGGCCTCGCTGAATCAAAGACTCGTTAAACATAGCGGAATAAGCCATGTCATAGCCATTTTGATTGAGCACTGGTCCTAGTGTTAGCAAACTCTGTGTGTAGTAGCCTGTACATTGGCCTCCGTACATTGGAGTTGCTACAAAAATGTTACCTTTTTTTTCCATGATGTTCCTAGTTAAGTTAAGAAAATGACAGACTGTGAGATTACAGGGGGTCTGTCAGCACCTGTCCTAACTCCGAGATTTGCTCTCGTAGTTGCCTCTCACTGGAATGATGGTGGGATGTGCGGGGCTCGAACCCACGACCAACAAATTAAAAGTCTGCTGCTCTACCATCTGAGCTAACATCCCGTGATTCAACCGTGAGCTATTTTAGGCGTTGTTACAAAGCTCATTCCGTCTTCAAACCCTTGTTGGTAAGCCATATCGTATATTTCCTGAATACTCATGTTCTTCAGCTTTATGATATGTCCTCTATCCGCAGAACGTACTTCCCAGTCTTGGCTGACTTCCTCCAGCCGTGTACGTGTACCCTGATGTTCGATTTTCTCACCCATGATATGGTCTCACTTTCTTGAATTTTTTTAATGCGTGATGAAACACCAGAGGCAGTTACTTGTACCGCCAATACTTCACCGTCTTTAAGCGCTAATATATCGCACCAGCCCCACAAGTCTTTTCTGACTCGTGCCCACGGATTCCAGTATTCCACAATCCACGGTAGGTAGCCTTCCTCTCGCAAGTACTCTAGGCTACGCTGAGTTGGTGATGTCTTCTTAGTTGCCATAATGGTGGGGTACTGACGGTGCTCTGCTTGTGAACGGCACCAGTTTATTGGTACAGAGCGAGGCGACTCCCGCTTTCCCCCATATCCTTTTTAACTCAGAACGGGACATCATTATCGTCACGACTTCTGCTGTACGTATTTGGCTTCTTAGCGTAGCCAGGAGTTACCTCTTTAGGTTGCTGCTCCTCTAGCTTCTTCTTTTTAAGCCAGTTATCTTCACGAACAGAGAACATGGTTGTGCCCTGTTTTGTCTCTTTCTGCCACAAACCAAAGTTGACACGCTCACCAGCCTTGTAATCCATGTCCAGGACTAAATGCCCTGTGAAATCAGGACCTTGTGGGTGCTTTTTGTTCTCTGGAGCTACGTAAAACAGTGTTCCGTAGCCAGGTTTGTCGGGATAGTTGTTGTTAGTTGCCATGCGTGGTTTCTCCTGATAAATATTTGTATTGGGCGTACTCTTTCCCGCCCTCTCTAACCATTTTTGTAATGATGGGATGTCCCTCTTTTCTAAGGACTTCGATATGGGCTGCAAGCCTAAACGAACCGTAGTGCTGCAGGGCATCCTGTGGCGTGATGGTAAGTCCATGTTGTAGGTGTCTCAAGATATTTGCCTTTTGAGTTCCTAAACGTCCTGAGACACCACTGTCTTTGGGAGTGGATTACCTCCAGCCTCGGCAATAGCTGCCTTAACCTTTAACTTATCCACTGTCGAAAAACCGTCAACCACAAACTCGTTTGCTACTTTGAGGGAATCTACCTTCTTAGCCTTTTCAGCCTCAGCAATCTTGTTTGATGACATGATTCTGCCTACCATGTTGCCGTAGGCTGCAATCCAGTCTTCAACAGAGTGGTAGCTAGAGTGTGGTTCGTCTAGGTTTGGTACGTAGAGTTTGAACGCTCCATCTTCCACAACTTCTTGCACTACTTCTTGAGCTATTCCCATATCTTTGACTTTTGGAGGGTCAAAATCTTGAACTTCCTCAACAGCATAGTGTCCTAAGATGCAAGCGGGATAAACAGACCTTACAGCTCTACTGACAACCCTAGAACGGAGCATATCTTCAGGATATTTTGTCCATCCAGAATTTTCTTTGTAAAGACCCGCTAATTTAGCCATTTCAATAGTCCACTCAACCTTCAAAGAACCTCCTTGTGGGTGAGAGAACGTACCAGAGCACTTTGTAGGCGATATTTCGTGCCAGTCAACCTTTCCTCCTGCTAACTGAAAACGAGCAAGCATGGCCTGTGATTTAAGAGCTGGTCTGCCCATAATAATGTCGTACTCTTGAACGACTGTCGCAGGATGTTTACCTTCTGCTTGTGCAACAAGCATAACGGCTAACATTTGGTCTTTGTTTTTAAATCCGTAAAAGTTTGATTTCACCATAGCGTCAGCCATGACGTTCATATCAGATACTGCTACTAAATTAGACATTTTTAACCTCTCTTTGTTTCATCATTACATCTGCTACTTGGTAAGCAAACTCCACAAGCTCATTTGTAGGGTATCTAATGCCTGAATTTTCAGACAACATACCTAGCATAGCTAACCCTGCAAACCAGTCTCTGAGTTCCATGCCTTCGTGTTCCACAATTAACCCTGTGGTAGGGTGTTTGTACATGATTGGATATGCTTTCATTTCTTATCCTTCTGTTGTTTTTCTTTCAAAACACGTCTGCCAAACGCATTTATGTGTTTCCCGCACAAAAAATAGTTAGTTCCGTCATTGCCAACAAGGTGATTGATAGCTTCACTTTCACATCTTGTGTCGTCATCTTTGATTGCTTGGCATCTGTTCAAGTCAGATAAACCAGTACCATGACAAACAGGACAATCAGCATTTATGTCATCAATAACCAATCTAAGGTACTTATTGACATCAAAACCCGCCTCTTTTACGGGGAATCTTTTGTGATAATGAGGTAAAGCTCTTTTATGTGTTACCAACATAAGACCTCCTACTTCAAAAGAAATCTACGACTGCCAGGTACTTCCCTGATAAACGACTTGTAGACATCAGGCATAGATTGCTCAAATAGCTTGGCATCAAACTTATTGCTTGCTTTCGCTGCCTTCCAAGTTGCCAATACTTTTCCGTCTATAGTCTGCAAACTGGATGCTGTCTCCATAAACCCAGCTATCAAGGTCTGTAATTGCTCCTCACGACCCTCTAAGAGCTTAATTTCCTCTTTGATGCTACGTAGGGCTTGGCAAGCCTCCTCAACGCTCCTAGAAGCCATCCTGACGCTTTCTGGGTTGTCTTTAGGGTAGAGTATCTTTACTTGGTCTAAATCCTCTGGCGGAAGTGTTGTTCCTGCCTGTACATGACCCCAGACCTTAGCCATCTGCTGGATGAGTTCATCCTTTTGTTGGTCAGAGATGTCAAACGGGAACATAACGAACTCTTGGCCTCCAAACAAGACTGCTAGGTATATGCGGGTATTCCCGAATACGGCAGTCTCGTGGATTAACTGAGCCATATCAGCGTGAGGAATGGTATTGCTAACATTATCAAACTTAGAACGAGTACCAGCGTTATAGTTTTTACACTCGACCAGAATTGTTTGTCCATCTTTAGTCCCTGCAAAGTCAAAATGTGATTTAAACCAGGCTTCCTTCTTGTGGGTGAGACTGTCTTCAATCTTGTTCAGTTCTACCCCTAGTTTTGCCTGAGCTAAACGACCGATTACGGGTTCCATGACGTGTCCCATCTGGACTGCCTCTATGCCTGACAAGTCTGGGATGTCCAGCTTGCCTTGTTTTGTGAGGATGACCTCGTTAGCCTTACCTTGGGCAACTCTACGGGAGTCACCTGACCAGATAGCGCTATTCCTTGTTTGTGGTGTGAAATCAGACATGAGAGCCTCCAAAATGAATAGGCTGGACATCAAAGGGCAAGTTAGACTGAAAATAGATAGCTTCTATCGTGCATCTATCTGACAGCGTACTGTTTCTTTCTACTGAGCAGTAGGGTAGTTCGTCCAGAGGTGTTGGAGAGCCGTCTACAGGGCTTAAAACCCTTCCACGGGTGCATTTGGCAAAAGTATTGCGTGCATTTTCTGCAACTTCAAAATACTTACAGTTGATACAAAGTTTCATGTGAAACATCCTTTCAGTTTTAAGTTAGGAAATACCATCATATATGATGATGAGAGGATTATAGCATTAGATGATTAGTCTTAAACAGAATGATTATCTCCTTATGTAAAGTTTGTGTAAAGATTAAACGGGGTCTAAACAGGACATAAGGGTCACTAGGTTACCCAGTTCCTCCCTAAACCCTGCAGCGTCTACCTCTGCCTCTATAAGTTTCTTATATCTTTTAATTAAGATATTGACCTCAGATATACGTACGTATATCTCTATATCTGGGGTATTCTTATATTTATCTTTTAGTTCTGCTTTTCTTTGTTCTAGTAGTTCTATCATTTTTTTCTCCTAGGAAGATTGATAATGCAATGACAAGCCCAGTCTCTAACGAATAAAACAAACAACATTTGTTCATCAAACTGTTCTTTTTTATCGTAGTAATCTATAAGATAAATAGAATCATTTAATATTTTGTAAAGTTGCCTCTCATTCATTCTTGTCCCCTTTCTCGAATAGCTTTAGCACAATCTTTGCCGCCAGAAAATTCACCATAAAAAGAATCATCTTCTAAAACTAATTTTTCACAAATTTTTGCACATTCTTCACGTTCTTTTTTTACGGCATCATCAATTCTTTTTAACCAAAGAGAAGCGTGTAATTTGCCATAGTCAGCCCTAATCAGTTTGGCAAAACGTACTAAATCGTCATCATCCAAACGCCATTCATCAGGATATTTTTTAGAATAGTAACCACCAGCCTCTCTAGCCATCTCAATTATTTCTTCTTTAGTCATTTTCTACCCCCACAATCTGCAAAACATAAAACCACATAAAAAAGATGTAGACAAAAACAATAAAGTTCTAATTAAAATTACTATAAATTCTTTTCTACGTTGCTCATTTAAATATCTTTCCGACTTATCTTCTTCTAAGTATCTAATTCTTCTAGATAAATCTGAGTACATTTCTTCTGTTTGTTGTTTAGATATTCCCATAGTTATCCTAATTTTGCCTATCTCAGACCAGTGACTGTCTGAAAGTTTGTAGAGTTCTTCTGCTTTTCTTTTAAGCTCAAGAATATCTAATTCTTTTTTGTCTATATCAATAATTTGTTCTTCATTCATTCTCTACCCTCCTTAAGTACATCCCCAACTGTTTGGGGTATTGCTTTATATTTCCAAAACCAAAGGCCATCACAATAAGCGGACGGCTTACCCGTACGCTCAACGTACTCAAGCCATCTAAAATCATGGGCACTTATCTCGACTGGATACCATGCAAACCACTTATGGGGCTTAGATAGCCTGTCTATTTTTTCTAAATGGGTCTCCCCGAAATCTATCTTCATTTTTTTACTCTCAAGTTAGGATTAAATACGCTTTCTATATATCTACATGGGTCTCAATATATAGTCTTAATACTCTGCTTTTTGGTGGACGTACCTAGCCTCCTAGGTTACGCCTTCAACTATGCTTCTCGGAGCCACAGCACCCGCCAGTCTTGCGCTCATGGGGCACTAGCTTCGCCACCCCTAGGACTCTCTCAGAGCTTTCCCACAGTAGTCCATTTCCTCTAACCCTG